AAAAAAAAAGAAGGAAGATTTTACTCTTCCTTTAAAGTTCACGTCTAGCTTCTGAGGTAACGAGTTGGTCCTCGTCCTCATAACGGGTAATCTTGTTAGTCACGTAGACTTTCCCAACCAAAGTGGTAAGTCCTACAGTCACTAAACCCAAAGCCTTGATTAATTCAGTTTTCTTAACTGAACCAGTCTCCTGCTTAGATTTTAGTAACGCAGCACATTGCTTTAGTTCCTCTGCCTCCGATGACGTTAGGTCACCTTCCTTATTAAGTAACTCTTCCAACCTTGCCTCATAGCAAGACGCTTTCCTTTTAAAAAAAATCATATTTCTTTCCTCCTTCTATTATAGGCGTTGTAAAAAATGTCTTGAGAAATCAAGGTTTCCACACCACCATTTCACATACTTGTCTATATACTCGTCATATTCAGGTATGTGAATTTTAGTGAAGTTACGAGGCATATAACTCCATGCGACAGGCACGTCACAAACTGGGTCAAACGAACCGTTCACCATTGGCTCAGTTATTATGTATCCGTCAAAACTCTCCAGAACGCCAGTTGTCTTAAGTCCTCCATTTGTACAGACCATAACTTGAACACCTACATCAGGTTTACGATACGCACAAGGCATCCATCCTGGTCCATAACCGTATACGTAATCTAGAGCTTCAGGACGTTGGGAATCGTTTAATACTTTGAGTGGATTATTAGGTTTTTTCATCTTCCAACCTCCTTCTTATTAAATCTACCTGCTTATTAAGGAATTCTATGTCGTCATGCAGAAACATAATCTCACGTTCATACTCTTCTATAAACATATTTATCACAGGAGCTCCATTCTTAAAGGGGTGTCGTGTTGAATTAAAAAGACGTAACCTATAGACATCATTTATTCTGTTAATAAGCTGTGTAGTTTTATGCTTAATAGAACTATCTAGGCATTCGAGTAAATAGGTATCCGAGAGTCTTCGACCCCAAATTGACTTAACCATATTATTACTCCACTTTCTTAGTCTTATTTACGTGTAAGAATGAAAGTGTTAGATGTGCCTGAGTTAATATAGCAATATCATTAACTAGATAGTTAATTTCTCTAGATATCCTCTCGAATTCCATAGCTGCAAACTTACGAGCTTTCTCATCTTTTCGAACCTCAGTCATTACTATCATATCTCGTTTAGCATTGAGTTTCTTAAGTTCTTCCTTATAGCGTTTAGTAAGCTTTTTAAGGTTCGCATCCACAAGGTCTGTAGCTATCTCAATATCCATATGTGGAATAGCTCTTGATAAATCATCTATAGTCGTTGGTTTTAAGTTACTTACAATACCAATACTATCTTTTGAAAAATCATGACGTTCAAACATTTTTAAAGCTTCTTCATCAGCCTTTAATATATCCCTATTAATTGTAATCATTTCATCATCTTTCATCTTTATCACTCCTTTTTGGCACTGAAAGTAATTTCATCAGCGTAGTCTTTTTAATAAGATAAACCTGTTCAGTATCTTCAACATACGGAAGGTATATAACTTCTGAACCTTCTGGTAATATTTTTGCTAATCTGTGCTCAGCCTCTTTTGAACCAACAACGAAATAATGCTTTTTACTAAGTCTTTCAAGAGTCTTTTCTATCCACTTTCTCTGTTGACGGATAGTTTCATCTGTAAAAGTTAACAACTCTTCTAAATCAGTCATCAGTAATCCTCACTTCCTGGGTCATATTTGACCGTATACTCAACAGGTGTATTATAGTGGTTACACCAGTTTTTATCCTTATCAAATGCTGCACAATCTTCTCTTCTACATAGGCGTAGAACAGGTACAGTATAATCTCCTGCTCCATAAGTAAGAGCCTTTCTCTCTTCTTTTCCTGTTAACATAGGACAGAATTTAATCTTCTTTTCCGCCTTAGAGTCTTTAGTCTGTTTTTGTTTCATCATTTTCATACTCTCCTCCCATTATTTGGCAGTCGTTAATAAACTCTGCTGACCAACGTTCTAGTTCTTCGCGTCTTCTACTTCCCATTAATTTCGCAAGAATAGCGTCATTATTTAAACAGAAAGTTGTGGCAGCTTTTGACTGGTAGTCTGAGATGTCAAACAGCTCTTTCTGTATGTTTTTCATGAGAGCTAATTCTACTTCTGCATCTGCTACTTTTCTACGCATATCTTTGAATTCATCATCATTAACGCATTTTGGACCGTGTTCTTCTAAATATTTAAACATTAATCTACGTAGACCTGACGTTTCAGATTCAATCTCATGAGTCTTTCTAACAATATAATCAAGCATAGCGTTCTCACAAGCTGATGGCTCATATTCTGCTGCTAATCCACCGTCTTGCTTAATAGCTAAAGTAACCCAAGGTCTTGTTTCTGTGTATGCGTATTCGAATTTATCTAATTTAGTCATTTTCCTCCTCCTTATAACAAATCATCAATCGTGAAATAATCAATTGTTTTACCATCTAGCTTCTTATCATTTGTTTTTGAACTAACAGTCCCCTTTTCTAGGTTATTAGGTTTCACGTCAACAGTCCCTTCTGCTAAGTTATCTGTAGCTGTTACGTCTGGCATTATAGAAGCAACGCAATCGTTTTTGTTAATGTATGCAATGCCGTATTTTTCATTAAGCTGCTTTTTAATGTCTTCTTTATTGGATTTACCCAGGGTCTTAATATGGAATCCCTCATTTAATACACTAGAGTTTTCTCTTTCTAGAGTTCCAATCATAGTGCTAACAGTGTCAATTTTAAGGTTTAATTTTTCCATATCTTTCTCAAGTACTTCTAATTCTTTGTCTAAAAAAGCTTTAATTGCAATATAATCTGCTCGTTTCATATGTTTATCTGTCCTCCTATGTAATACGAAAAATTGAGAGTACATAATAGAGTAAAAATCTATTGCTCTTCTTGTCTTTTTCATATTATTCTCAAGTTTTTCTAATTCATTAAGTAAAAAAGTTTTTGTTGCGAGATATTCTAAATAGTTCATATATCCTCCTATGGATAAAAAAAAGAAAAAGAAATAGCGGATTTTACTCCACTACTTCTTCAGTTTCGTTAGACATATTGTCTTCATTCATCAATTCTAAACATTCCATATCATCGATGTTACTATTTTCATCGTAATAATCGTCTTCTGCTAATCTCTCAGATTCGTGTTTTTTGTTAGCTAGTGAAACTCCTGCAAATGCTCCAAGTCCCATACCTACTGCTCCTGCAATAAGAATGTTCTTATGAGCTTTCACAGAGTCTTTTAACTTTTCAAAAAACCCTTTTTCCTCAACATTAACATTTTCTGTTTTTACGTTTTCCATATTAACCTCCTGATTTTTGTTTAAATTCTTATTTGACTTTGACATAATTTTGTCCTCCTTTTCTATTATACACATTGTAAAAAATGTATATTATTCTAAAAACCACCAAATAATTAACATAGCCACAGCCCATAAAGAGATAAGGAATACCACTAAGTCTTGATGAATCAGAACTAGAACAAACTCAAATATCCAACCTACAACTCCTGCGAATAGTAATAAGACTATAAACACCGATATAACATTTAATAATATATAACTAATCTTTTCCCAATTCATTTTTATTCTTCTTTCTCCTCTTTTTCCTTAATTCCTCCTAGCACAACCAATAAAATTAAGATATTAACTAATATAATAATCATACCTAATGTTGCTACGAATGCCGCAAGTGATGTTAGTAATAATTTAACCATGGCATATACTAAAACCGATGTGAAAAATACTATATTAAATAGTATCCATAAAGCTAATACGTTACTTGTCTTTTTCATTTTCTTTCTCCTTTTTAATAGTCAACTGATTCACTTGCACCGAGATATTGTGGGCGATATTCTCCAGTATCACGGTCATAGTGCATTAACGTAAGAACTATGCCAAACTTATTACACACATCCACTAATTCACATGATACTGATGTTAAGCCCGTAACATATACGGTTAGAGCCTTAGCACCCTTGTGCACTCGAACGAGACCGTCATCCAAATAATCAACACCAACTTCATCCATAATAAAATTAGAAATATGATTGCTAATTGCTTGATAATCAAACATATCCTTGATGTCTTCTTCAAAGATATATTTAGAGACAGGCATTTCATGTCTGCCCCTAATCAAGCCCACTATTAGATTCTTCATTTTCTTCATTTTCTTCTTTCTCCTCTTCTTTAATTACTGTATATTTTACTGATAATACATATTCTTTTGTTACCCCTGTTTCCGAAAAGAGCTTTCCTTCTTGATGTGTTCCAACAGATAAATGAGGCTCAAACGCTAATTTATCGAGAATACTCTTATCTACAAACTTGTTGAAGTATGTTGGATTTGTATATACTTCTAAGCATTTTTCTTCATATGAGCACGTTTCTTCATAGTGTCTTATATTATCGCTTGGACGTGCACATATATTGAACTCCATAAGTGCTGTAGGTGGCAAAAGAGGCTTTAATAGAGCAATCGAATCATAAGGTTCGTGGGGTTTCATGCTTTCGTATTGTCTCTCGCTGACCATATCAACGTATAAAATGACCTCATTATATGTTTTATCCAATCCTAGACGCTTTACAACCCAAACGTAGCTTCCATGAGGAGTATCCACACCAAAGAAATAATTCTCTCGGTCTTCAGGTAAGAAAGTTAAATGCATAAGCAATGGTGCGTCGGATAACTTTTCTGTTAACTGCTTAATGTATGCAGATTTTAAATGAAATAGCTTAACGAATTCTTCAAGGCGTAAATATTGATGTACGACTAAACTGTCTATATCTACTGCAATATCATTCAATTTCAAATCCTCTCTCTTCTTCTTTTCATTATAAATATTCATAAGTTCTACCAATGTTGTTGCTTCTGATTCGTATTTACTCATTCTCATTCTCATCTTCCTCCTTTTCATAACTATATTTTGTAGGTTCTTGATTGTGTCTAAAAGATTCATACCATCCTCCTTTTAAATATTGCCATAACGTATGATGTGGATAAATACCAACGCATTTAAATCCATTAACTTCCATTCCAACTTTAAATGTTCGCTCACCTCTCATAATTTCTGCATTAGATAACCCTGCAGAAAGTTTCTTTAAGACGAATGGTGAATTAACACCTTTTGATAAGTTTCCTTTTAATCCCATGTTTCTATACCTCCAATTCTACCATAAGGATTCCATTATCTTTTACTTTATATGAGAATGACAATACAGAGTCGTCAAATAAACCACTAATGTCATTACCCCATAAAATCTCATCTAATGCCTGGTCTACATTTTCAGGGCGTCTTGTTTTCTTAAACCCTGTAACGTGAGACGAGATAGTATTATTTTTCAGTTTATGAATACTAATATAAACATTTTCTACCTCGTCGAAGTCAGTATACACACAAGCACACTGATACAATACCTCGTATACAGAAATCTGATTTGCATATCTGTATGTGAACGGTCTGAAGTATGGTAATAGACGGCTCTTATCTCCTGTGATGAAGATAGGTGTGAATTTCTCACCTTTAAATTCTTTAGTAGTAAAGATTCTGTCAAATACTCCTGGGTCTAACTCATCTTTTTCTAACATTCCGCCATTAAAATTAACGCCAACAAATGTAAAAACATTCTCTTTGTCATCAAGCCCAAAACTAATTTTTAAGTATTCATCTAAAGCAACTTTGTTCTTTTCTACATATTCTTTAAGATTAACATCTTTCATATTATTTTCTCCCTTATAAATTGTATTTTTTAACCAACGCTTCTCGAGCTTTGTCTTCCTTTAAACATATATAAGACACACCTTTTATACCTACTAGTTTTCCATGTTCCTCGCACTCTTTTCTAATAGGACAATCATCACAAGGCATACCGCTAAAATGTGATACAAGATAATCTACCAAGTCGTATTTATTAAGTTCCATAACTACTTTTTCTCACTTTCTGCTCTACACTCACTAATAAACTCTGTTAAGTCAAATTTCTTAATAGCATATATCTTCCCTGGGTCATTAATAAAATATGGAGAGTATATAACACTTGCTTCATCTCGGACAGCACCTTCTGGTAATGCTTCGATTAACATATGTTTAGTCTCCATTGAACCAACATAGAAATCGTACTTTCTAATAATTTCTAAAAGCATTTTTTCTTCGTATTCCGCCAACATACGTTCAATTCTATCAGTGAAATCTTTTGTTGTTTCAGCGTTCACCATCGTAAGAGCCTTTGTTGTTTTAGCGTCTGTCATTTTTTATCCTCCTTTAACGGTTTATTATAATAAGTCATATTTCTTATGATAAACTCTTAATTATTAAATATATAAACATTATTATTTGTATACTAAACAAGGCTATAATAAACCAAACAATATTTCTAGCGAAGTTATAGACATTTTTAACCGCATTAACATTACTCTTAACTGTATTAACTCGCATCTTACCATCCATAATAAAGTCATCAACCTGCTCTTTTGATTTGCCAATACGAGTCAAACCCATACCAATCTTATCTTTTAAACCGCCAAAACATAATATTGACCATCCAATACGTTTTATTGATAAACCTAATACTGTGAAGAATCTTCTAATAGACATGGCAATCATGATAATAGAAAACTCAATACACATAATCATAAGTACTATAAATAACCATTCAGCTCTCATGTTTATCCAATTCCTTTTTAATCATTTTAAGTGTATCTCGTATTGGTTGGTCCATGCGGTCTCCTAGATTTAGTAAGTCGTCTAGAGGTAAAGTTTGTGCAGCTTTGTAATACATACTAGCTAATTGCTCGATTCGATTTCCAAGATACGCTACCTGACCATCGTGTAACATAATATGTTCTCTTGTGTATTTCTCTACTTGAGGCTTCACAACAACCTGCAACTCGTGTAAAGTCTTTACATCATAGCTCTCTAAGACTGTATTATATTTCTTAGTACCAACGATTCTAAGTTTGTATCTATCAGCAAACAAAGTCCCGTTCTTAGCATAGATATTAACTCTACGTGTGCCAATACCAAATATATCATGTATGTCTTTCGACGTACCCTTAAATATAACTTTTTCTTTTACTGGTTTAGTATCTACTACCTCATAGACAAGAACTGTATTAAATTCCTTAGGTCCTTTAGTTAAGCCAGTAAGGAATTTGTAATCCACGGCATCATAATCAAATCCAATAGGAATTTCTACCACCTTATAGCGCTTTTTATACATGCTTTTCTGACCTGCTGTGTAGATTCGTAACGCATCTCTCTTAATACCTAAATGGCTGCAGATTTTTTCAGTACCCCCTTTCTTCACAATTTTACCTGTCTTAGTGTCAAAGATAATGTAGAATTTATCTAGTTTTGTCTTTTCTAGATTTGATTTTAGTAATTCCTTTACGTCTGTATTTTTGTTTTCCATATTATTTCCTCCTTAATATGCTTGCTTCTACTTCTTCTATAGGTTTTACCAATTGCATTTCGTCTAATCCATTTAACAAATCATTAAATGCTTTGCTACCAATCCCTTCTTGAACATCGTTAATATACTTACGGTTAGTATTTACTATTAGAGCCATTACTTCTAACTTACTAACACTATCCATAGAAATAGGTCTATTTAAAAGATATAATGCCTTGACTCCCATGTCTAATGCGAACATGATACTTTCATACTGGTTAGTAGATAAATATTCATCATAATAATTTTCTTTTAGATGTTCTAATTCCTCTATTGCATTCTCGATTTTCCATTCCATTATTTCTTATCGCTCGCTTTCTTAGTGTAATACTTATACTTATCTTCCTCGAATCTTTTCTTGCAACGGTCAACCTTATATCGCATCATACAACTCCATTCAGATTCACTGTAATTTAACAGTGTACGTATCTGCTGAATCATAATCGATACGTCAACCATTTCCTCTAGTAAATTATCCATTGCTTTATCGCTATTAGGATATCTTAGAATCTTATTAGCTGCTTGGACGAGTTCACCAGACTCCTCCATTAATAGTCTCAGCCTATCGTTCGCCCCGTAGTAATTAACCATTGCCTCAATCTGTGCATGTTCTGGCGTTTCCTCAGTCATCTCTTTAAGTTTTTCGTCTACTATTTCTTGCATATCTTCTTTGCTAAATTTAATAGTCGCAACACATGCAACAGGTCTTACAGGTCGTAACATGTCTATTTTTTCATACACATCATCTACGATGAATACTTCATTCATAGGAAAAATATCACCGCTCTCACATGACGCCATATCATTAGCAATATATCTATCCATTTCATTTAACGCTTTGATAATTGCATTTCTGCTCACACTATCATGACATGACTCCTTTTCGGCACATAATTTCATAAAATCATCTTTTGACTTTTCTTTAATTTCGTTTTGAACACTTGCATCGGCTAATTCATGTGTGAATACTGGTCTACCAATAAGTTTCTCAACATAGTCTTGGAAAACTTCAAATTTATCACCGGTTAGCATACACGTTCCTGTATACGCCATAATAATTGCTTTTTCTCTATCTGTCATTACTCATTACCTCCCTTATAACTATTCTTCTATACAAATTTTTAGTGCATAACGTAAGAACTCCAAATCGTTTTTAGTTACGTTTCTAATTTTATTATCATCATCCCTATAATAGAACGTATGCGATAAGTCCATAACACCATCGAGTGCCGCTTTTACTCCACGTACACCGTGTACATTGAGTATAGCTCTCACGATATCATCGAGTTTTTCATAAGTTATAAAATTATCTGGGAAGCCGCAAATATCTGCTTCCTTACCAATCTCACATAAGTAATAATAAATATAATCGGTTGTATGCTCCTTAAAATCTAATTCATTCAATTTTTCCAAAAGTTTTTCTTTATTCATATTGTTCTCCTCCTAATCAATACTATTTAATACATTTTTATAGAAAGGTCTCATAAGACCCTGTCTAAAAATAGCGATATCCTTAAGCAATTCCTTAGACAAATAAATTAATTCTCCACGTTCTGGATATAATTCCTTGTTTTTAATGCTAGATAATCCTAAGACAACGTCAATCATTACTCTGTATAAATCATTTAATTTCACAATAGTATCCGCATCAATATCCTCTGGATAAATTGTGATACGCATATAATCTTCTAAGCAATCTTTATATTCCTCTCTAAAATCTGAATAGCTCTTTTCTCTCATGTTTAAATTTGTTTCGTACATATTAATTTTTCCTCCTTAATTAAATCCATCCGTTAATACCCATAAGGTATAATGTGATAATCATCAGCAATATAGCACAAAGTAAACAAGCTCCACCAATTGACGTGAATGGAGCCGCTAGAAAACTAACAGCGCACAATGCCCCGCTGAATACTAAAAAGATTAAAAATAATAATGCCATATTTGTTATCCTCCTTTTATATGACTCGAAAAAGAAAAAAGAAAAATAAGTGCAACCCCTTAAAAGATTGCACTTAAGCCTTGTCCTAATAAGAAGAACATTAAGACTAATAATACGATTGCTATGATTACAGCCCACTTAACGACTGCTTTCATTACACTCCAAATTTCTGTCATAATATATCTCATACTAGTTTCCTCCTTTTTCTATTATACGACTTGTAAAAAATGTAGAAAAAAAAGAAGAGGAATTAACCTCTCCTGTTAATCAGATAAATACCTAACCCTACAGATAACATTACTGCTCCTGTAATCGCAAGATGCTTTTTGTTTAACTTTCTTTTCATAGTAATTCTCCTCCTTTTTCTATTATACACGTTGTAAAAAATGATAAAAAAAAGCAATGGGTTTTACCCCACTACTTCTTTGGTTTTGGAATCTTTTCTAGTAGATTATGTTCATCCACCAGTATATCAATTAAGTCCATGAACCACATAGCGGTAATACATACACCGTATGAGGCTATCCCGATACTTAATAATATAATTAATAAAGTTAACATACTAGATTTCCTCCTTTTTCTAATATAGCCCTTGTAAAAAGTGGGCAAAAAGAAAAACCGCAGATTTTTTATTTCTGCGGAATTTCGATTAGTGATTCCATTATTTTATTTGAACCTTCTCTAACGCATAAATTCGAGATGAACAAGAACACTACCGTTCCTAACACTGCTCCTACTACATTAGATTTTTTCATATTAATTTCCTCCTTTTTCTATTATACACGTTGTAAAAAATGATAAAAAAATAAGAGGAAGATTTTTAGTCTTCCTTATAAAATACTTCCTGAATTCCCAACGCGGCACATACTGAAGCACAGCCAGTAGCTAATGCTCCTAATCCTAATAAACCGAATCCTTTCATAACATTAATAAGTTTTTCTTTTTTCATACTAAATCCTCCTTTTCTATTATAGAAGCTGTAAAAAATGAAAAAAATAAGAAGGAAGATTTTACTCTTCCTGCATATTAGTTATTTCGCTATTCATATCTTCAGCAATTACGCCTAATGACGCAATTCCTAATACGATAACTCCTAATCCTACTAATACATATAATAACATAAACAATTCCTCCTTATTATTTCTTTTCTAATATAACCCTTGTAAAAAATGTAGAAAAAATAAGAGGAAGATTTTTAGTCTTCCAAATACTTCACATGGTTAACATATACCTCTTTGCAGTCTTTTACACCTGCTTTATGTCCTAATAAATAAGACACTAAGCAAGCAATAACACTTACTGCTAAAAGTCCCATAACCAATGCTACTGTGTATAAATTAAATTCCATAATATTTCCTCCTATATTTTCTATAATATACATTGTAAAAAATGTAGAAAAAAATATAGGAGCTGTCTCAAGCTTTATTTGTCGAAACAGCTCACTGTGTACGCACCAAAAATGGCTGATGCTACCAAGAATACATATCTCAATTGTAACAAGATATTTAACTTTTCTGTCATACTCATACTATTTTTCCTCCTTTTAAGTATGTATTTCTATAATACACGCTGTAAAAAGTGAAAAAAAAATAGAAAGTGTAGACGAGTTCGAGTCGTCTTCTCCGGAAGTATTCCGGTGTTTTAAACACATAAACTATACTCTTTCTATTATAGCACTTGTGAAAAATGTAAAAAAAATAGAAAGTGTGTAAGAGGGATTCGAACCCTCAATCTCCAGACTTTACTCTGGCGCTTTAACCAATTAAGCTATTCCATACTTTCTATTATAATACTTGTAAAAAATGTAGACTATTTCACAATCTTGTTATAAGTCTTCTTTGAGCAGTTTCCAGTTACTGGTACAATACCATGCTTCTTTTGGAAGTCTTTAACTTTTGCAACAGACTTCTTGTAATAGTCGCCGTCTACATCATCACCCTTAAATCCAACCTTCTTCTGTACGAATTTAGTAAGATGTGGTTTAGATTTACGAGTTTCGATAGTTAACTTAGCGTTAATAAACGAATCCTTAGTATTTTGACCTTTAATTCCGTCTACCTTAAGGTTACCTTTTTTCTTACCTAAGTCTTTGTTGTAGGCAATCTGATACTCTTCAACTGTTTTAGAGTATTTAACCGCTACTGTAGTCTTAGCCTTAGCAGGTTTAGATGTCGTAGTCTTAGATACCGCAGCAGCTTTAGGCTTTGGTGGTGTGACAATAGGTGCTTTCGCAATAAACTTTCTACTACCACCTGATGTAACCATAACAGTATGACCCTTGGTCTTAGTACACAATACATCACTATCCAATAACCCTGAACCATTTGTCAAGTTAACCTTATTGGTAACGTCTGTGAAATGACCTGATTTAAGTAATACGTTCTTAAGAGAAGATGTGTTGAAATCCGGTAATTCAATACCCGCCACATAAGCACAAGCACGAATTAATGCTGAACAATCGGTCTCAACCTTTTTCTTAAGACCTTTAATTGATTTACCGTTTTTTCTCAATTCCTCAATTAATGTATCACGCTGAGCCTGGTCGTAACCAATGTAAGCTGAAGCACAAGCGTCTTTCATTGCCTGACACATTTTGTTAGCCACAACATCTTCTTTAGGTCTTAGTACAATCCATCCCTTAGAATGTTTGTAGTAAGGCTGAGTGGAAAGTTCTCTACCAGTCTGGTCTCCTGCCTTACCACCAGAAATCTTACCACGTTCGTCACTTCGAGCGCTTCCTATGATAATTTTTGTCATATTTTATCCTTCTCCTCTCTAATTAAAATCACCTTTATTGTAAAGGTCCATATATCTCTCAAGAATAATTCGAGTATTTATGGTTGTCTTATTGTTGATATAGTCTGGGTGAGCTTGACAATAACGATTATAAGCTGTGATATCATCTAAAACCAAGTCATAAGCCTCCTGGTTTAATCGATGCGTACCCTGACTTACTTCATTACCGAAAGAGACTATCCTACGTTTGATAGCCTCTATTTCGATAAGTTCTAATCTCTTATTAAGTGACTCGATTTCCTCATTAGTTTTAACGAGAGTCACCTCAAGTTTTGCGATATTCTCATATAGTGATTTATGGATAATACCTGATATAGACTTGAGTAAACTTGTCCAAGGATTAATCTTGATTGGTGCAATTTCGAATATGCTACCCACTATAATCCATAAGACTACCCCAGTCCTAAGTAATCCATTTAAATCGAAACCCATACGTATGAATTCGTCGAAAAAGTCTCTTAACGTCATGCGTAGCCTCTCCTATTCTTCGCCGTTAGATTCTGCTTCACTATTAGTTTCTAAGAAGTGTTTTACAGTCTCATATGCTCCTACAGATGCCCAACCTGAGCACCCACCTACTAGGATATTCTCAATAGAGACGCTACCTTTAGATACTAGATATGCAACGATACCAATAATACATGTTAAGGGTGGGATATACTTGTTTGGAATCTTTTCGAAATAAGGTGAATTCTTAATTAAGAATCCGACAAGTACACAGAAAAGCATGATTGTTGGTGATAAATACTGTTCTAAGTTCATTTTGAATTCCTCCTATTATTTCCCGTCTGGGTTTTCTGTTTGTTCTGCAGCATTCTGTTCATTTAAAGATGCTAATAATTCAGATTTCGTATAAGTTAAGCGTTCGTACTGAATACAATTTTCATCAATTAATTCAATTGACACTTTTACGACATCATCTCTTCCAAGAAGACCACCAATACGTGAATAGAGATATGAGTATGCTGCGTCCTTGCTAGTAAAACCCTTGTTGCTACTTGAGATAGTATTATTAATGTCCTTCATAATTGTTGTAATATAATAGTTCATAATTTAGTCCTCCTATTATTCCTCTTCTGGGAATTCTTCTTTAATTTCCTTTTGTAAATGTACCTGCTCCTGCATTTGTATAAAATGTGTTGTTTACTATGTCATACAATCCTACTTCATTATCACTATTTCTATAGCAAGGTATGAAATGCCTTTTTTCTATATTATTATTAGTTATTATTAATTCTCCGATACGACCAACAAAGTAACTTGTGTCATTTGCTCTTCTAAATATATTTAAAGACGAATTTACACCTCCACCATAATAACTTGTTGTTTTTAAATTTCCATCTACATATATTTCACCATCTTTATTAAGTACTATCGTACTGTTATCATATCCACTTTGATTAAAATGAGCAGCATTACCTGTTGCGAAATATTTATAATATGTTCCACTTTGTTGAACTTGCAATATTATTAATTGATATGTTCCAGTTCCGGCTGAAATTATTGCAGCATCATTATCAACGCTAGAAGTAATATTTTTAATTTCAAATTCATCATTTTGAACCGGTATATATCCCGTATCAATATATTGTGTTCCTGTACTCTCTATATAATCTATTTGTGTATATCCATAAGGTAGTTCTCCTTGTTTACTTTTCCACACCAACACACCACCTTTATATATCTTTTCTATTGGTGTTGAGCCTTTATATATTGCACAAATTGTTTGATTACCTTTCTTTATCATACCTATTCCTCCTCTGGTATATAATAATAGGTATTTGCGTCTTTTATTGCTAATGCGTTATATTCTGCTTGAGTTAGTGTTACCGTGTTTGCTTTACCGTCTAATAAATTATCTGTTTCGGCTTTGGTATATCGGTTATCAATTTGCGTCTGTAGCTCAGCGGCAACATTCTCTCTTGCTGTTGATTCCTCACCAACTAAATCATCAGTCTCAGCCTTAGTATATCTGTTGTCAATCTGTGTCTGTAAATTCGTGTCAGCGTCTTCTCTAGCTGTCTCCTCAGCCTCAATAGACTCTTGCAAGTCTGCATCTGCATTAGTTCTAGCTTCTACCTCGTCGTCAACACGTTTCCCTAAAGCTGTATCCGCATTGGTTCTAGCAGTACGTTCCGCGTCAAGAGCTGCTTCAGTTGCAGAAGTCTTGCTATTTAGCTCATTTTGAATTTCTCCCTTAGCGTCTCGAATCTCTTTTCGCATGTCCGCTTTGACAGTTCCAATCTCAACAAGCCTTACAGTACCATCTTTAGACAGCACTACTTTGTCAGTATCCTTAATAGTGTCAACTACCGGATACGTAGAAATATTTTTTGTTGCCATTAATTTATCCTCCTTAGAAAATTATCCAATACGCTCCCACATGTAGAACGTATCATAGAAAGGGTCATTCATTATCTGGTTATTCACAGTTTGTAATCCTTGGTCCTTAGCACCACCCCAGACGACGCAAACTCTATCCTTAAACGAATCCGTTTTAGTTAAACCGAAACCGGTAGATTCTGGTTTAGTATATCGGATAGGGATATAGTTTGTACCTCTCTTAGCGCCTGCATCGTTAGTAACCGCTCCAGACCCAAATTGTAATGTTTTTGTAATACCTGGTAACGGGTCACCAAACGTAGCAAAGTCAACTGTATATGTTCCTGGATTTAAATAGAAATATCTCCAGTTATCTCCGTAGTATGCAGCGCCATAACGAACATGTGTAGGTTGGTTAATCGTGAATGTGTCATGTTCTCTATACTTGTCTACATATGTCGCACATTTATCGGTTACAGCCTTAAGATACGTATCCTCAAGTCTTTTCCAGACACCGCCACCAAACAACTCATTTGGCGGTGTTGAGAGTCTTGAGATATAGACTGACCCAACAGGATATATTAATTCCATAAGCCATTCCTTCTTTATAGTAAGCTTACCAGGCTGTGCCAGAGCCCCTAATCCGACCCCATTCTCAATGATGTTAATCTCAGTAAATGTGTTAGAGATGGAGCTTCGAGCCTCATAGGTTGTGAACATATCTGTTAACACAACTCGTGTGGTATATGGTTTATCCGGAGCAAAGTTAATATCCGTGATTAACTCATCTGTATTAACCTCCATACCACCACCAGAACCCATATCAGCCCAAGTACCGTCATCTAGCATATACTGTGTCTTGTATGTGATACCATATCCCTCAATACCAGTCATTTCAGAGCTATATCTGATAGTGTTAATCATACAGTTACCATAATCCTCATCAACGGTGCCGTCAGCATTCGCACGTAGAGACTTAAATATCTCAATAAATGGTCTCTTGTATTCTAGAATGTTGACATTAACCGTCGGTCCTGTAGTAGTGAATCCTCGAGAGTCAGTAACCGTTGCCTTAACCCCTATTGTCCCACTATATGGCACATTCGGAATCGTAACATTAGCCCCACTATAATTTGCCGGACCTATTGTTAGAACGCAACTTCTCAAAGACGCTCCGTATTTAAATGAGTAAGTAACCGCGGCTTTCAGAGTCGATACTGATTGCACGTAAACCCCTAATGCGGCAGTTTGAGGATGCTCATTACTAACTGTCGGAGTACCCACAACCGGTCTAGTATCTCCGTTATTAGGCATTTTGAGGGTTATACCACATGTCTTACTACCAACGTTTGTGCTACCATTATATGTGGTAACTG